AAGCTAGAGATTGGATTGATGAAGGTCATAAAATTTACTGTCGCACAACTGTGACTGGTCATAGTGGACATGGCATAGTTATTGCTGAGCAACAGAATGAAATTGTAAATGCTCCGCTGTATACTGTAGCTACAAGGCATAAGCACGAGTATCGTGTTCACGTATTCCGTGATCAGATACTTGATGTCCAACAAAAGAAAAAGAAAATGGGCTATGGTAATGGTAATGGCATTAGGAACCATAGCAATGGATGGATCTATGCAAGAGCAGAAATTGCTCCGTCCGAAGAACTACTATCATCAGCCCGCAGGGCTGTTCAATTACTGGGCCTTGATTTCGGTGCCGTTGATATTGGGCACCGACTAATTGATAATCAATTCTTTGTCTTTGAAGTTAATACAGCTCCTGGTTTAGAAGGAACAACGCTTGACAAATATGCAAAAGCAATATACAATTATTATAGAAGTATAATTTAAAGGGGTATAAAATGCGTTGTTTAGCGTGCAACAAAATCTTAAATGATTTTGAAGCCACAAGAAAATCGGCAATAACTGGAGAATACTTTGATCTTTGTAATCATTGCTATCATCCTGTAGAACGTGATATAGAAGCTATTGTCAGAGAAGACCTCAGAGATGAAGAATCTTATGAAGATGATATTGAACTTGATGACTTACAAGGAGAGTTACCAAATGAGTGGCAGGAATGATATAACTGGGGATAGATTAATTAACAAGACTCTATCTAAAGAAGGTGAAGAAAACTGGGATCGTATCTTTAAAAAAGAAGATATTAATTTAAATAAAGGAAGTTTAACTGATGTTAAAAGTGTAGGTAGTGTTGAAATTATAACAAAAGTATTAAGATCTACTTTACCTGAATATGAACTTGATAAATCTACTGGAGAGGTTATAAAAAAACATGAAAACACCTGATGCTTGGTTGTATGAAGAGTATGATCACAATGGGCTCTTAAGAACTAGCTATATATGGCCGTTCTTACCCATTGATTTAAAACAAACTATTAAACTTAAAGATGTGCATCATGCAGAGTTAACACCTTTGTATAAAGATGAAGTTAATAAACAAGTTTATAATAAAGAAAACAAATATGATTCTAAAAAGATTGTTGAAGCTTTCTGTGGTCATTGACGACATACGATTGCAGAGTAGACCAGAAGGTCTCTGGTCGTAGCGATGCTATCTATGGAGGAACTATGTCGTTTATAAAACATACTAACTGTCCTAGTTGTGGTAGTCGTGATAACTTAGCAGAATATACTAATGGGTCATATTGTTTTGGTTGTGGTTACACTAAAAAGAATAATGACTTGGCATCCATTCGTCTTCGTCTGAGCTCATCCGCAGGTGAGAGCTCTTCCTCATCCAAATTGGATGTTGATTATAACATACCGAAAGAAGCTATGCAATGGTTATTACAATATGGAATTACTAAACAAGATGCTAAAAAATATCACATTGGTTGGAATAATGATGAACAAATGTTAGTCTTAGTTAACACACCTGAATATTATCAGGGAAGAAACTTTAGTGGATATGGGGCTAAGTATAGATCAAAAGGTAAAAAGCCTTTGATATTCTATGGGTTAGGTGATACACTAGTTTGTGTGGAAGACGTTGTGTCTTCAATTAAGGTAGTAAAATCTAATGGGGGTGTATGTGCCACACCTCTATTAGGTTCTACTATGCCTCTAAAACTCACAGAAACCATCCTAGAACGCTTTAAAAATGTAAAGGTATGGCTAGATAGGGATAAAGCAATAGAAGCTGTTAAAATGGCTAGAAATCTTAAACAAAAGGGAATCAATGCTGATGTTATCATCACACCAAAAGATCCTAAAGAATATAACACAGGAGAAATAGTTGAATGGTTGAAAAACAGATAATTAAATTGTTCTCTGAAGACAAAGAACTCTTTACAAAGTATTACAAGTATGTTAACATTAATTATATTAAGAATAATTATAATGAATTATATAAATTATTTAATATTATATCTTTATATTATATTAAATATAAAGAATATAATAATATTAATATTAATAGTTTAGATATATTTTATAATAGTAATTACTTATTAAAAGATGGTGAAAGAAAAGATCTATCTTCTTTGTTAGAAGATGTATATAAACAAGATGTAACAAATAAAGAAGCACTTGTCGGACTGTTAGAAGAACACCGCAGACGTTCCCTTGCAGGACAAGTAGCACTGATGGCATTAGATGTAGAGTCTGGTAAGAAAACTACTGAACAATTACTTGAGTTGTTAAATGAATTTGAACATCAAGAAGTTGAAGTTGATGAGATTAAACCTATTGAAATGAACTTGGAGAAATTATATGAAACACAAATTGTTACACCTGGCTTACGTTGGCGTGTTAACTGGCTTAATAAAAGTCTTGGATCTCTTAGAAAAGGTGATTTCGGCTTTATTTTTGCACGGCCCGAGGCGGGGAAAACTACGTTCCTTGCATCTGAAATCACTCATATGGTTACACAAACAGAGGGTGACATTCTATGGTTTAATAATGAAGAGCAAGGTAACAAGGTTGGATTACGAGTCTTCCAGGCAGCCCTGGGATTACCAATAAGCGATGACAATGAACGTTACTTGTTTGATGATAAACCTAGAAGACAAGCAGAGTATGATACACTTACTCATGACAGAATTAAAATCCTAGACTTTGAAGATTCAAATAGTAAGCATAGGATTGAAGCAGTACTAAAGCACTATAACCCTGCGTTAATTATCTTCGATCAGATAGATAAGATTCGTGGATTCAAAGGAGAAAGAAATGATCTTGAACTTAAACAGATATATCAATGGGCTCGTGAAATTGCTAAGACGTACGCACCAGTCATTGCAGTCTCACAAGCGTCGGGTGAAGCGGAAGGAAAGTTATTTCTAACCATGGATATGGTAGACGGATCTAAAACAGCTAAACAAGGTGAAGCTGATTGGATACTAGGTATTGGTAAAGAACAAGATAACACTAGTCGTACTAGGTACTTTAACATCAGTAAAAACAAACTTGTTGGTGATAAAGATACAAGACCTGATTTACGTCATGGTTCAACACAAGTATTAATTAAGCCCGAAGTGGCTAGATATGAGGACATCTAAATGGATAATGAATTTGATAAAGTATTACAAGCTAGACCAGACTTAACTAGAGCAGACTTATATGATATAATAGATATTATGGACATAAGTGATACACTACTTGAATCAGCTAATAAATATTATCCACTCAATAAAGGCACAGGCGATTGCGCAGCTTAATTCTAGACGTAGAAACAACTATTAGTAACAAAGGCAATCCCTTTGATGAAACTAATAAACTATGTTATATAGGGCTCCTCGGTTCTACTCCCCGTACCATTAGCATTGAGTACGGTGACGAACCGTATCGCCATAAACTAGAAGAAATACAAAAGGAGATTGATAATAATGAAATATTGGTTGGCTTTAACATTAAGTTTGACTTGCATTGGATCAGGAAATATGGAATTAACTTTGTGGGTAAGCGTATTTGGGATTGTCAGTTGGTACATTTTATACTTACTGGACAACAATATCCCTATCCCAGTCTTAATGGCGTCTCTGCTTACTATGATTTGGGTAGTAAACTTGATGTTATTGCTACAGAGTATTGGAGCAATAAAATAGATACACCAAACATTCCTAAAGATCTTCTTGAAGAGTATCTTATACAAGATTTGCAGTTAACGCAAAAGGTATATGAGAAACAAATGGAAGAATTTGCGGTATCTACAAAGGCTATGCAAAGACTTATTAGTTTGCATAACCAGGACTTACTTATTTTACAGGAGATGGAATTTAATGGACTTTTATTTGATGAGAATCGTAGTAATATTTTGGCTAAAGAATTGGAAACTCAAATTGAAGTCATGGACAGAATCTTATATGACTATCATGACCTTGTGGAGTTTAATCCTAATAGCACGGAGCATGTATCTAGCCTTCTATATGGCGGGACTTTTAAAGTCAGGCGTAGAGAAGTTATTGGCGTATTTAAAACAGGGACTCGAGTGGGTCAACAAAAAGAAAGGTGGGTGGACCATGAAATAGTATTTCCAAGATTAATTAATCCGATAAAAGGATCGGAGTTAGTTAAAGAAGGTTTTTTCTCAACAGATGATCAGACCTTAAAGTCTTTAAAGATTAGAAGTAAGTATGGTAAAGATCTAGTTGAAGTCCTACTAAAGAGGGCAACACTAGAGAAACGCTTAACAGCATACTATAGAGGACTGGTTGATTTAAGAAAGGAGATGAACTGGCATGAAGGAAGATTATACGGGCAGCTTAATCAATGTGTGGCTAGAACAGGTAGACTTAGTTCAAGTAAACCGAACCTACAAAACTTTGATGGCGAAATTAAACAATTATTTAGGAGTAGATATGAATAACAATTATGCAAAAGAGTTTGATGAACAAGGTGCTGAAGAAGCATTTGAAGCTATTAAAGTAGCAGAGCACCAAAAGGTATGTGATGCTATTACAAGCAGACGCAAAGGCTCTTGAGTGGGTCTGTGCTTCTTATTTAAGTAAAGATAAAATAGCATATGACGAGATATGGAATAACGTGGACCAACACACTGATAATCAGAATAGGTTTGGGTTGCCTTCTCGTCTTATTGCTAAGACATTTGTATTTAGACTTATTTATGGAGGCTCAGCTTATAGTTATGCTAATGATAATAACTTTACCGATGTATCCACTTCTGAATCTTTCTGGCAAAATGTTATTGATGAGTTCTATACTAAGTATAAAGGACTGGGTCAATGGCATAAAGAAATTGTGGCAACAGCTATGAAAGATAGAAAGATAACGATGCCTACAGGTAGAGTTTATAACTATGAACCTGAAGTAAAGTATGGTAAAGTCAAATGGCCTCGCACCAAAATCCTTAACTATCCAGTGCAAGGATTAGGTGCAGACCTAATGGCTATAGCAAGAGTATCTTTGAGTAATAGACTTAAAGATATGAAAGATGTAAAGTTAATCAACACTGTACATGATTCTATTATTGTTGACTTTAATTCTAAAGTATGGGATAATAGTAGTATAGTAAAGATTGTTGATAAATGTTTTACGGATATTCCTCTTAACTTTCAAAAGTTATTTGGAGTAAAATTTAACCTTCCTATGAGAGTTGAATGTCAAGTAGGCTCAGACTGGGGTAATATGGAGATAATAAATGTTAGTTAATATAGTAGACGTAGGTGCACCAAGTACACATGCTTCAAAGAATGGTAGATCATATCAAATAATTGAAGTTACTTACAAGAATGAATCAGGACAAATAGCTAATAAAAAGCTTATGTCATTTAGTAATCCTTCTGTATTTAATCATGTTAAGAGTTTAGCTAAAGGCGATTCATTAAATGTAACTACTGAAAAAGATGCCGCAGGTTATTGGCAATGGACTGGTATTGGTAATGAAGAAACCGCAAGTACAACCCAAGCTAAGCCAGCTAATGGTGGTCGAGTAACAGGAAGTAACTATGAAACTAAAGAAGAACGTGCAGCAAGACAGATTTTAATTGTACGTCAATCTTCATTATCTAGTGCTGTAGAGTTGTTAGGTGCTGGTAAATCAGTTAGTGACGTTATTAATGTTGCTAAACAATTTGAAGAATATGTCTTTGGTAAAGATTCTAATCCTACTAAAGAAGTAAACTTTGATAACATGGAAGATGACATTCCTGTTTAATTAAAACTATGCCTTACATAGATAAAGACAAACAAAGGGCTTATCAAAGGGCTTGGTTACATAACCGTAAACGAGCCTTTTATAAAGATAAGTGTTGTGTTAAGTGTGGGTCTAAAGAACAGTTAGAATTAGATCACATTAATCCAGCAGAGAAAGTTACCCATAGAGTTTGGTCTTGGACTGAAGCAAAACGTAATATTGAAATAGCTAAATGTCAAGTACTATGTAAAGCATGCCATCTAGAGAAAACTTTAGATGAACAAAAGCAAAGGAAGTTAATTGAAAGCACTAATTGATGCTGATATTGTAGCTTACAGGGTTGCCTGTACGTGTAAAGAAGACGATGCTCAAGACTTTGTATTTGCAAGGGCTGAAGATTTAGTTGATTCAATCCTAGTTAATACTGAAGCTGAAGAGTATCGTCTCTTCCTTACTGGTAAAGATAACTTTAGATATACAATATATCCTGAGTATAAAGCTCATAGACCAAAAGAAAAACCTTTCTGGCTACAAGCATGTCGGGAGTATTTAATTGCTACCTTCAATGCTGAGGTTATAGATGGGCAAGAAGCTGATGATGCTATGGGGATCAATCAAACAGAAGATACTATTATATGTTCTATTGATAAAGATTTGCTTATGATCCCTGGGCGTCATTATAACTTTGTTAAAGATGAGTACATGGAAATCTCTCCACAAAGAGCTATTAAGAACTTTTACATGCAATGCTTAACTGGGGATAGGTCTGACAATATTAAAGGTATTGAAAAGATTGGTCCTAAGAAAGCAGAAAAGATATTAGAAGGTTTAGTTACTGAACAAGATCTTTTTAATGCTGTAAGAGAAACCTATGGTAATGACGAAGAGTTTATAATGAATGGTCGTGTACTATGGATCAGACGTAAAGACAATGAAGACTGGAAGGATAAATTTAATGCCCTCGTTCAAGAGCAAGTTGGAGGAACAAGTCTGGGCAATACTGAGGAAAGAATTCCCCTCAGTTAAGTATGAGCCAGATAAGTTTAAATACATACAACCTGAGAAAGAACGGACTTACATTCCTGACTTTAAAACTGGGCGTAGAAATATTTACTTAGAAGCAAAAGGTAAGTTAGATTTAGATACAAGACAAAAGATGTTGTGGTTTCGGGACTCAAATCCTGGGATAACAGTTATCTTCTTGTTTATGAATCCTAACAATAAACTTAACAAACGTAGTAAGACTACCTATTCCAAATGGGCTGAAGACAATGGATTCCTTTGGTTAGATTTTAGAAAGGATTGGTTAAATGATTATAAACAATTGTGTACAAAACAGTGATGGGTCTTTGGACTTTGATTTCCATGTAGATCCTAATGAGGCTTCATTCCTAATGGACTTAGCTATTAAAGAGTTAGTTAGACGTGGTGTCTTTAGTATTGCAACAGATGTAGCTCAACAAGAGTTAGATCTATTTAAAGAAGAAGGAGGACAAGTACAATGAGTAATGGAAACTCACCTGCTTTTCCCTGTCAGGATAACAACAAACAAATCTATACAGGTATGAACTTAAGAGACTACTTTGCTTTAGAGGCTTTGAATAGTTTACTTCGTGTAAAGAGCTATAAAGATATTAAGAAGTTTGCAGAGGAGTCTTATCACCTAGCTGATGCTATGCTTGATGAAAGACAAAACTACAAATGATTATTATATTAATTATGGCAGCTATATTACTACTATCATCATTCTCAAAAGGCTAAACTATGAGTAAAATATTATTGCTTGACATTGAAATGGCTCCTAACGTAGCCCACGTCTGGGGTATATGGGACCAAAACATTGGCATTAATCAGTTACAAGAATCATCTTACGTGATGTGCTACGCAGCTAAATGGTTAGGTAGTAAAGATATGATGTTTCAATCTGTAAAAAAAGCTGGTGAAAAGAAAATGCTAGAAGGTATTCATAAGCTCCTTGACGAAGCTGATGCTGTTATCCATTACAATGGTAAACGGTTTGATATACCTAGTCTTAATAAAGAGTTTTTATTGCATGGTATGTTCCCTCCAGCACCCTTTAAAGAGATTGATCTTCTTACTGTAGCTAGAGGTAAATTTAGATTTGTATCTAACAAACTAGACTATGTAGCACAACAGCTAGGCTTAGGTAAAAAGACTGCTCACAGTGGCCATGAACTATGGGTACAGTGTATGGCAGGTATCCCTAAAGCCTGGAAGACTATGGAAGAGTATAACAAGAACGATGTTATTCTTCTAGAGAAGGTCTATGAACGCTTTAAACCTTGGATTAAAAACCATCTTAACCGTACTTTAATAGATGATACTGGACTATGTTGTCCTACATGTGCTTCTAAATCTTTTCAGAAAAGAGGGTATAACCTTACTTCTACAGGCAAATACCAACGATATCAATGCCGTACGTGTGGTAACTGGTTTAGAGATGGTACAAATCTTAAAGAAAAAGGCTCTCCAAAGCTTGTCAATATCTAAAAAGGATGGTATAATAATAGCATGAGTAAATTTCCAGAACTAAAAAAAGCTATAACTAAACAAGTGGCAGGTACACATTACACTAAATATGTAATCCAACCTGTTGAGTTTATTACTAAAAATAATATCCCTTATATTGAGGGTAATATTATTAAATACATCTGTAGATGGAAAGACAAAGGTGGTATAGAAGACTTGGATAAAGTCATACACTATGTAGAACTATTAAAAGAACTTAAAACATAACATGACCTTAACATTGCAAGAAATCAAAGAAAGACTAGCGGAAGAGTATGATGAGATTACTCTTCTTGAGGTACTTAATATTAACTCATATGATCTAGTGGATGCTTTCTTTGAACGCATAGAAGAACGTTATGAATACTTTAACAAAGAACTATCAATGAATGGAGATAGAAATTAATGCAACTAACAGACTATCAACGATTCATTCATGCAAGCCGATATGCAAGATGGCTACCTGAAGAATACCGTAGAGAAACATGGAAAGAAACTGTAGATAGATACACTGGGTTTTTTACTAATAGATTCCCTGAAGTATTTCCTACAGAAGATGTAAATAAAGCAATACATAACTTAGATGTTATGCCTAGTATGAGATGTTTAATGGCAGCAGGGCCTGCTTTAGAACGAGATGAGATAGCTGGTTACAATTGTAGTTTTATAGCTATTGATTCACCTAAAGCATTTGATGAAGTAATGTACGTTTTAATGTGTGGTACTGGTGTTGGCTTTAGTGTAGAACGTCAGTTTACTAATAACTTA